TTCGTGGTCGAGAATGTGCCCGAGTTCAGGGAGTGGGCGCCGCCGAAGGTCAAAGGCCGTCCGCCTCCCGAAAAGGGCTCCCTGTACCGGCATTGGGTCAACACGTTCTTGCTGAGTGGCTACCGAGTCACGGAGCAGGTTCTGACAGCCTCGCGGTGGGGGGTACCTCAGCGACGCCGGCGGCTCATTCTGATCGGCTGCCTCGACAGGGAGATCCATGTCTCAGACCCTGACGTAGAGGAGCCTCCGATCGGGCCTGTGCTCGATTTCGAGGGCGGTCAAAGCTGGAAGTCGATCAGCTCGATCGCCAAGCCGGGCGCACGGGGCCGGGCCGAGCACGCGCAACGGACATTCGGGGGGCGGCCATGTTGGGGGTGGCACGCAACCCACCAGAAGGCTTGGGCTCGAGGTCTTGAGCAACCGGCGAACACCATCACGACGCAGAACCAGCACTACCTCGTGCGCGACGGCGAGTACCGGCTCTGGACCGTAGGTGAGACCGCGGAGGCGATGGACTTCGACCGCGACTACTTCCGCGGCGTTCCTCGGACGGCCGCAATCACGATGGCCGGAAATGCGGTGCCCCCAAGTCTCGCCGCGGGAGTCCTTCGACGGGTCGCGGAGGCAATCGCGTGAGCGGCGACATCGGCCACCGCCGCTCGTGCCAGGGGCGTCGGGATGGGGCTGAAGGCCCCGAGGACGGGGGTAGATGACGATGGAAGACAAAACTGAAGACGAGGCGCCGGTCGTTGCGGCAGCGCCTGCGGGCGACACAGCCGAGCGCGTGACTGCCGAGCTTGCTAAGTCCGACGCGGTGATCCAGGTCTTGCGGCTGAGGCTGGCGACCGCCTGCGAGGAGCGCGACGACGCCAGGCACATCGCGTGCGAGACGTCGGGCCGGTCGATGTGGGCCGGGCTGACGCCGAGTGAACGAGCTTCGGAGTACGGCTGGGGCTACCTGTTCGATGGGGCGATCGACAACCACTACCACGACCACCGCGAGCCCATCACCAACGAGGAGCTGGCAGCGGTGTCCTCAGACGACGCCGGCAGGACTCGCTTCGACGCTGGTGACATTGCTCGTTCCAAGATCGACGAACTAGGACTCGAGCTCGCGGAGTCCGAACGCGTGCTCGCCAAGCTCGCGGCCACGAACCGAGAACTCATCAAGGTGGTGGCCGACAGCGACAGGGATCGAGACCAGACCATCGCGGCGGTGGTGGCAGCCGCCACGGCGACCGCGGTAGCGACCGCGTTGGTCGACTCCGAGGCGGACATGGCGAACCTCCGGCGCTACGCGAGGGAGACCGACGCGCGCGCCAACAAGGCGGAGACGGAAGCGGATGCCGCACTCAAGCGGGCATCCGAACTCTATACGTCTGCGCTGGCGAGGGCTGCCCTCGCCGCAGACCCAAATTTCCCCGCGTCCGAGGACGGCCGCGGAGAGTGGGACATCGGAGATGTGGCGACGGTTGTGGCGGAGGTCATCGAAGAGCTCCAGCAGGTGGTGCTGGACCAAGCTGCCCAGTGCGAGCGCGAAGCTGAGGAACGGCTGTCCCAGCCCGCTCAGTACACCGAGTCGCAGATGGCCGCGGTTCGTGACCGGGCATCGACGTCTGAGGCCAGCGCCCAGACCCTCAGGGCCGAGCTCGCCGACACCAGCCGACAGTTGGAGGAGGCGCGGGTCAGGGATGCGGCGCCGGTGGTGTGCCCTGGCAGGGATGGCAACGCGTCGCACACCGAGAGTGCATCGCAGGTCGAGGCCCGCGCCCAGGCTCTGCGCGCCCGGGCTCTGCGCGAGAAGCTTGCGGAGGCCCGAGAGCAGCGTGACCACGCTCGGAGGATGGTCTGCGAAATGGACCCGGACCCCGACAATCAGCCTTGGGACACGGTCGATGGCGCCGCCCAGTCGATGGGCTGGGGCTACCTGGTCGGTAACTTCGACGATCAGCCGACGCGACCATGGAAGGTTGTGGCCACTGAACTCGAGGAGGAGCGTGACAAGCTGCTCGAGGAGAACCGTGCTGCCCGCACCGAGCGGGACGATGGGCGCATGATGGTCCACGAGCTGGAGCAGAGCATGCGCGGGCTTCGGCGCGAGGTGTGCATTCTGGTGGCCCGGCATGACGCCGGGTGGGATGGTCCCGGTCATGTCGCACAGGCCAGGGCCTGGGGTGACCTGGGGCCCTTCAAGGCCGACGAGATCGGCAGGTCCGGGCCTGCGCGCGGAACGGTACGGGGGAAGCTTCAAATGCGCCGGACGAAGAGGCTCCGGGCCTTGGAGCGAATGGCTGAGACGGCGACGCCGGGTGTGGTCATGGCTGCGATCACGGCAGATCTCGATCGAGATGAGAGGATGTCGGTGGCAACGGGTGGAAGTGGGCCTTCCGTGAAGGAGGCTCGGGCCCGGACCGCTGCATCCGTCGAACGGGCTGCGGTCCGGGCCAAGGCAAAGGTGAACTCCAACGGTGAAGCACCGGGTGGTGAGGGGGCGTCATGAGCGAGAGGATGGCCGAGGACTCGTCATCTGCAGCAGCTGAGCTCCAGCGGATGACCGCCGAGCGCGACACTTGGCGCCGCATGGCCACGACGAAGCCGAGTCAGCGCGGGATGAGACCCGAGAACGGCTACGGGAACCGGAATACCCCTATTAGTGTTTTTTGAGGAGCATTTTAGGTTCACACGTGAGCCAGTATGGAAAGATCTTGCGGTCGACAAACCCAAAGTTGATCTGCAGTTTTTGCAGGAACAGGTTCTTTCGGGCTTGAAACCGAATCTGGATGAAAGTGTGGCCAACAATCTTCGGTTTGGTCAAAAAGTATTTTTTGATATGTTGTTTCCACACAAAATCATCATTGACGTAAAAGGGGGATTGGACAACGAAGTCAATGTCACTTTTCTCGACGGCAATACCAGTGCTATCTTCCATGAGCACTCGTCCACGGTAGAGCCCCCTAGGCCATAGTTGGTCCAATTTGGACCAACTAAGTTCTACGGTGCTGTCGTCTATTTTTCGTACGCTTAGACTGGTGATGTTGCCAGCGTGTTCAGTGCCCGTAGCCGCGGACGCATCTGTTTCTTTGCTGTCGTTCATGAAGCCCATAGTAGCATAGCCCGTGACACCCACTGGCTTAGCTGGCACTCCCGGATGGCATCAAGGAGTTCTACACGTGCGACCTCGGTGACGCAGGTCTGTACACCAAGTCGGAAGCCGACGCGCATCGCAGCACGGATGTTCCTGTCCACAGGAACGTCGCGCGTCGGCTCGCGCTCACCCACGTTTGCATCGAGCGCTTGATGGGGGTCCCGACACTCGGCGACCAGGTGGACAGGGCCAGGCGATCGCAGGGGGACGGCCGGTGATGCCGCCCAGCAGGCTGGAGATCATGCGCATGCTGGACCACGACGTGAAGGGGCTGCTCGAGCGCGATGCGCCGTGGACCGCGAAGGAGCTGGCGAAGGCCATCGGTGTATCGACGGAGGTGGCCCTGGCGGCGTGCAAGCGGCTCGTGGGCTGCGGAGATGCGGTCGACGTCAGCACGAGCCGCCAGCGGCTTCCGAGGTTCACGCTCGCTCGGGGTGGGGTGCGGCGGTCGACGAGCAGGCTTGGATTCAGTCCACTCTCCCTTGTGGAGCCAGTCCCGTTCGAGGTGCTAGCGCTCGCCGTCAAAGCCATCCTCGAAGACCCTCACGGGCGTGACTGGTCGCTCCATGGGTTTGGCATGCTGCGGGCCTACCTGAGCGACGAGTGGCGCCTGCACGTCTGGAGCAGCGACCACGCAGTTCCTGGTGTGTCGGCCCTCCACAACCACCCCTGGGCCTTCGAGAGCTACGTGCTCTCGGGATCCGTTTCGAACGCTCGCTTCTGCCCGGTTGGGGTAGATGCGGAGCGTATGGACGAGCGGCTTTCGGGGTGGTGGGCCACCCAAGAGATCCTGTGCGGGCCGGACGGCTGCGCAACATCTGGGGTCAGGTATCAGCGCATGGTCGCCACGGCGCCCGAGGTCATCAGGGCTGGCGGTAGCTACCGCCAGGCGGCAGAGGAGGTCCACGCGTCTTCGCCGTCGCACGGGGCGGTCACGATCATCCACCGTCGATTTCAAGAGGACACGGAGCATGCCCGTGTCTACTGGAGGCCCGAAGAGCGCTGGGTGAGCGCAGAGCCTCGGCAGGCGACGACCGTCGAGGTTGGTGAGATCACGAAGCTGGCGCTCCGTCTCTGGTGAGTGCCGTGACGACGGCGGGTCGCGGGATCTCATGGGTTGCGGCACGGAAGTCGGCGCCGAACATGGGACACGATGGCGAATGAAGATGATTCGAACCGGCCGCAAGGGACGCCCCTGACCACCGTGTCAGGGGGCGAGGGTCTTTCGTGTGCGGGGCTCCTCCGTGAAGTCCAACAGGCGAAGGATGCCGTGGATCGAGACCGTCGACAGGCTGAGGTTCGTCGACGGACACGGGAAACGTGGAATGTCACCATCGTTGTGGAGTGTGAGGGCGGCGCGGATGCGAGGGCGGTCTTCTCAGATGTGAGCAGCGCGGCTCTCGAGTCCGGTTTTGGGGTCGACTGGATCGACGAGTCGAGCACCGCGGACCTTTGCCGTCCTGGATCTCGAGTTCGCGCGGACTTCCGGGCATGGGAGATGGGCGTCTGCCCGGAATCCATCCTCCGGCTGAAAGCCGGCATCGCATCCGTGGGGGCGCGGCACTTGCTTGGTATCTCGACGCGAAAGCGGACGGGGTTCGCTGGCCGACAAAGCTCGTTCCGGACGAGGGGCACGCCTGGTGACCCTCAGCCCGATCTCTACATCGATGGTGCACGGGTGGAGGTGATCGCCGGGGTGGTGGGAGCCGCCGGGCGTTACCGTCAGGCCAACCTGGCCCGCGAGCACGGCAACGACCCGGTCGTCGTCGACTCGCCGAACTTCAAGGCCGGTGACATCCTGTTCGGGCGAGACGACGGCGGCCAGTCATCCCAGTGGCAGGACGAAATAATGCTGCTGACCTACAAGAGCGACCACGTGGCCATCGCTCGGCCTCTCGCCTCTCGGAGGTCGTGGCAACAGGGTTGGCGACTCCATGATGATAGCGCAGAGGGGAAATGGAATCTCAGCTGTCGCCCGTGGCGGCTGGCGACCATCGACGACCTGGCCGGTGTTCTCAGGGACGGTGTCTCATGAGCACCTGCATCGACTTCGTGCGGGCGCTCTCCGGGACGCTCATGTGCGCCGCGGCAGGTATTGGGTCAGCCATGGGCGCCAGCCTTGTATGGGAAGGCGTCGGAATATCGGGCTCGGTCGTCGTGGCGACCGAGCTGGTGGCGCTCTTCATTCGCTGGCGAACACTTCAACCTCGGACACCCGACGGAAAGATGGCCGCGGACAGGATAGAGGGTCGGCCACTCGACATCCGAGCGCTGCTTGAGGTGCTGGGCGTAGAGGCATCGGTTGAGCCGTGGAAGCCCATCGAGACGGCGCCCTTTGGCCTCGCTGTTGAGACCGCCATCATCGACGACGCGGGCGAGCGAAACTTGCAAACGATGCGCAGGGACGGTCTGTACTGGTTGTCGGCAGACGGCTTGATGCATCTCCACGATGAGCCCACCCACTGGCGGTTGGCGGACAGAATGTGCTTCGATTCCAACCAGCAGCGAGGGTGTGGCCCGGATGTGCGCGCCCGGCTCGATTTCGCCATGGGTGTACGGGGCGAAAAGCGCGAGTCGGACCCTGCGGAGACGTCGTGAGAGCCCGCAGGCCGGAGTTCCTCGCCGAGGTGGCGAAGTTCCAGTCGCTTGGGTTCACCGGGATGTTTACGTGCGAGCGCTACCGGCTGCGCGACGCGGAGACCCTTCGCGCCGAGGGGCTGCTCCGGGCCGTCGTGATGGATGTTGCCGACGGCGACGGGTTCATTCGGCAGGGCTGCGCACCGAGGCAGGGATACGCCCTGACCCGCGCCGGGCTGGATGCGATCCCCGAAGACGAACGGCCGGTCGGACTTGTCGTTGGAGAGGGGGCCTGCGACCGTGGCTGAGCTCCTGCAATACGAAGTGGTGAACCCGAGCGACGCGTGCACGGTTGAGGCGGAGTGCCCAGTCGTAGCTGCGGTGGCAGTGCTGATGCTCGGCGAGGGCGCCTACGGGCTTCGAGATGCTCAGGGTGAGGTGGTCATGCCGCCCCTGCGGTTCGGTGGCTCGCCGGCGCTGACCCGGTGGCTCGCCGACGTTGGAATCGCAAGCCTCGGCGACTACATCGAGGCCAAGCGTGAGACCATCGCAGCGGTGTTGGACTCGGCCATGTACGGAGGGTTCGCCGACCGGGCCGCCTACAGAAAGGGGTTCAAGTTCATCGACAGCGAGGCAAATCGACGGGAGTGGCGACAGGTGTGGCGACGCCGCTGGGAGGATGAGCGTCGGACCTCCACGACTACCATCTGCAAGGCCGCGTGGAGCCTCTGCGAGGAGCTTCGAGGGGCACCAGCGCCATGAGCGAGCCAGCATACGGCCGCGTTCTCAAGCACCCGTGCGCTGATTGTGGCAGCGCCATGAAACTCCGCAGCTCGCGCTTTGGGCCCTTCTACGGCTGCGTCGACTACCCGCGCTGCCGAGGGACGCACGGGGCTCACAAGGCCACCGGTGAGCCACTCGGTGTTCCGGCCAACCGTGAAACGAAGGCCGCACGGGGCCGAGCACACGCGGCGTTCGACCCCCTGTGGAACTCCGGCAGCATGACGCGCCGTGAGGCCTACAAGTGGCTCGCAGAGCGCCTCGGTACCGACGAGGCCCACATGGGGGAGATGGACGTCGAGACCTGCGAGCGCGTCGTCGAGGCTTGCCGAGAGCACCGTGAGGGTGGGGGCCGGTCGTGAGCCAGGCGAGCCGCAACAAAGTGCTCGCCCGCGAGCGGCACCGCAGGCAGGTGGCGAGGATCCTCGGCACCATGGCAGCGCTGCACTGGCGCGGGCACCTGAGTATCGTTCAAAGCCTAGGGGCCTCAGATTGTGCTGACGCCATATTCGACCCCATCGGCTATGGGTGGTCCGGCATCACCTTTGACGTCCACGCAGCCCGAGAGTTGGGCGAGCGGATGGTCGCGTGCGTGCGCCACGAAGGTGCTGAGCAGGTCGTCGCCGACTGGCGAGAATCGCAGGGTCTGCGCGCGGGCCTGCCTCCCGGATTTCCGCACGATGCTCTGCGATGGCGCCAGCACGTCCGCCTCGGCCGACGACTGCTCGAGGCCATCAAGGGCCAGCCGAGCGCGTGTGAGAGTTGCGACGGGCGCCGGACCTCCGGTCTAGCACTGGAGCTGGAGAGGTACTGCGACGACCTCGTCGGGGGTCGTCAGCTTATGACGACCGACACGCAGTACCGCATCGAGCGCGAGGTTCAGGCCCTCGTCACCGAGCGTGGGCTCGTGGGGACCCCGTCCGTGACCCTCAACTTCGATACCAGGGCTATCGATATCTCCGGCATCCAGCACCTCCTCGCGTGCCAGGATTGCCGCGGAACAGGCCACAACATTCGTGGGACGCTGCCGATGGTCGCCTGGCCTCCTGTAGTCCTGCGACGAGCCGGTGACGTCCGGGCTGGGCTCGTGGCGTTCTGTCCCGAGTCGCAGTACGGGTCCCGCCGGGGCCGGCCTGGGGATATCTATCCTGGGTGGCTGAGATCGGCCCACCGGGCCGCCAGTGAACGGGGATGGACTCTCGTCCAATGGGTTGCCGGGTTCCCGGTGGACCAGGTGTGCCGCACGCCCAGGACAAGGCCAACGCGCTCGAGCTTCTCCCCCGCCTCGAGTCCGCCCTCGAGGACCACAATCTGCAAGGCCAGCTCGCCGACGAAGGCCGCCGCGTGGACTGGCTCCCGCGGTGCTCCGCCTGCGAGGCAAGGCGGAGCGGCTGAGTTTCTTCGCGCTAGGGGTTTCCTGACGAGACCCGCGGAACAACATGCTGGTGTGACCCAGATCAGCACGCCAGACGAAGCCCGCTCGGCCATGGACAAGCGGGACAGGCCCGAGGTCGATCGGTGTGTGCTGGTCATCGAGAAGGCGCTTGCCGAGGCCAAGAGGTTCCCGCTCTGCGTTCACATCGGTTTCGATGCGTCTGCGTACATGCCCCAAATTACCGAGATGTACGCGAAGAAGGGGTGGGAGTCTTTCTGGAAAAAGGGGTCTGAAACCCACACCTGCGGACTGTACAAATTCATCGAGTTCTCGATCAAACCCAAGCGGCGTAAGGGACCTGGCTGATGGCGATGCGAGCGATTGTATCGATCTGCGACGGCGACGTCCCCGTTGCTGTTTGGGTCGCCGCAGCGTCGAAGGAGCCGCGCTCACGCGCAAAGCCGCGGGGCTGCGCGCGCTGCCCACTTCGACCCGGTGGGAAGTGGGACGGCGACGCGAAGAGGATTATTGCGGACGCTTCGCCATCTGAAAAGCAGGGGTTGAGGAGGTGGACGTGCCATGACGGCCCGCGCCCTTGCGCTGGTATGCGACGCATTATCAGTTCACGGGAGGTGGCGAAATGAGCAGATGAGCAAAGTACTCACATCTATCGCAATCTTCTTCACCCTCGCCTTCGTCGACGGATGCTCCGACGAAGTGGTCGACGTTTCGGACTCCGACGTGGAACTCCGGTCTGGAGACACCGGGGGCGAATTCCCTTGCCACGTCACCGAGGAGAATGCCGTAGGCGACATCCTCGCCACAGACTGCGGGAATGACTCCTGCGAGGCAGGGCGCCATTGCTGTTGGCCCAGCGGGGGATGCTTTTGCCACCCGACCGACTATCGGTGCCCCAATGGCTCGAAGAAGGCACCCTGTCAACCTGGTCAGAGCTGCGAGCCGTAGCCGAGTCCAGGGAGGAAAGGTCCGACTTGGCGATGCCAACGCAATGAGCGTAATGCGACGGTCATGAAACCATTCAAGTTCATCCTGACGCTGGCGGTCCTCATCACGGCGTGCTCCGAGGATCCAGTGGACGTCGAACAGACCGCCTTCTCTGAGGATACTGGCGAATCGGGCCATGCGGATGAGTTCCGCGAATGCTCCCCTGGGATCTGCTGCGGGACAGAAAGGACGACCAACGGGTACACCACATGGGGAGACTGCCAGTCCTCGACCATCGACGCGTGCGACGGGCACTTTCTCGACTGCGGAAACAGTTGCTACAATGGTGGTGACTGGTGCGCCGTTCCTCCCGGGAACGGCTACAACACCTGCTGCGGGTGACGTACTCGTAGACATGAAGCCCCGTACCCTCACCGGTGCGGGGCTTTCGTATTTGACCCCGTCGAGTTGGGGAGGGAGCAGATTTCGCGGTACCGGGTGTTCGGTGGGTGTTGGACCCGAAGAGCTGTCCCCGACAGACGCTGTGGACGAAGCGGCGCGCGCGTTGGCGCCTACGCTCATTCCGCTGCTGCTGCCGTACCAGCAAGTCTGGGTAGGGGACGCGAGCCAGGGCAAGGTCTGCGTCAAGAGTCGGCGTATCGGAATCAGCTGGGCCTCTGCCATTGAGGCAGTCATGTGCGCGGCGAAGCGCCGCGGTGAGGGCTCCGACGTCTGGTACATGTGCCAGTCCGAGCGCGACGCAAAACAATTTATCAGAGACGCGGGGCGATACACCCGCCTTGTAAATCAGTACCTGATCGACAACGGCCATCCGCCGATCGTCAAAGACGTCGGCTCGTCGATCATGGTCACGAAGATCAACTTCGCGAGCGGACACACGATCGAGATTCTTCCGGGCATGAAGCCCGACGCGCTTCGGGGAAAGGGCGGCTTCGTCATCTTCGACGAAGCTGCCCTCCTCGACCTCGAGCTGTGTCGAGACGCTGCCGACGCGTTCGGCAACGATATGAAGGGCGGGAGGGTCGCCTTCATCAGCACCCAGCGAGGGGAGGGCAACGAGTTCAACAAGCTCGTGAAGGCCATCGAGAAGGGCGACCCGTCAGCGTCCGGGTACACCCTCCACAAGACCACGCTCGAGCAGGCCATCGCGCAGGGCTTCTACCGCCGGTGGTGCCAGATGCGCGGAGTCCTCTGGTCAGCGGCCCGCGAGAAGAGGTTCTTCGACCGGTGCCAGGCGACCCCAGGCGCAGCGCAAGAATTCAACTGCGTGCCCGCGCGCGACGGCGAGCAGTACCTCTCCCGCGAGCTCGTCGAGCAGGCCATGCGGGGCCGAACGATGGCGCCGATCACCTGGCAGCTCCCATCCGGGTGGGAGACGAAGCGCGACGAGCACTGGCGCCGGGAGATGGCCGACGCCTGGATCGAGCGCGAGCTCAGGCCGCACCTCGAGCGCCTGGTCCCGTGGGAGCACCACAGCGTCGGCTGGGACTTCGGCCGCTCTGCGAGGGGGGACTTGTCCGCCGCCGCCCCGATCGCGCTCAAGGACGACGGTGAGCGTCGACAGGTGCCCTTCGTGGTCGAGCTGACCGGGGTGCCCCACAACCAGCAGCGGCAGATCATGGAGGCCCTGCTCGGCGGGCTGCCCAACCTCGATGGGGGCATGTTCGATGCGGGGGGCAACGGGAGCTTCCTCGCCGAGCAGGCGGAGCAGGCCTTTGGCGACACCATCGAAGGGGTGTCGTTCCGGCGATCCTGGTACGAGGAGTTCGTCCCGAAGTACAAGGCCGCGCTCCAAGCCGACGAGATCGGGCTCCCGTTCTATCCGGCTCTGCTGCAGGACCACTCGGAGTTCGAACTCGACGACAGCACCCCGGTGTTGCCCAAGAAGCGCAAGAAAAGCACCAACGGGCTGGGGAAGCGACACGGCGACGCGGCGTTGGCCTGCATCATGGCCTACGCCGCGAGCATCAAGCCCAGGGTCAGCTTCGCTGGAGTGGGGCCCGTGCCCCGCCGAGACGAACAAGATGAAGGGATCTGGTGACCGTCGAGGTCACCGCGCGGGCTCGAGGGTGTCGTGCGGCTGCCCTCACCGAAAGTAGCCCTTCCTGAACTGGCCAGTCCTGCGATCGCGGTGGCGCCCCGCCCTGTCAGCGGGCGCAAATTTGGTGGCCGCGAGCCCGGCGGCCAAACCAAGACCTCCGAGGAGGAACCACATACCCACGTTGCTCTTGGGCTTCGTGTTCTGCTGGACAGCGCGATCTTGCCACCTGACGAGCTGCTGGCCGATATCGCTGATGGTGTGCTTCGGACGCGACGGTTGTTGACGACGCTTGGCCTCCTGTTGGGCCGCGCGTCGGCGCGTGTCGTGCTCTGCACGTGCGTTGGAGTTCAGGAGGAGGTCTCGAGCAACGCAAAGGCGCCGAAACTCTTCACCAGAATCGCCCTGGTTGCGGTCCGGATGATGCTCAGCAACGCGTGCGCGGAATGCGGACTTGACGGCCTTGGTGTCGGCGTCTGTGTCGATGCCCAGGAGTTTGTAGGGGTCGGAGAACATAAGGAGACCACACCTAGCACTAAAGTCTTGACAGGACTATAGCGGCTGGAACACTATGTGATCCGTACGAGATCATGAGCCAGAACCAGCTGACCCCCGCTACCTACTATCCTGCCGTCGTTGGCACAGTCCTCTCTGGTCTCCGCAAGGGCGTAGGTCTCAATCAGACGGAGCTCGCACAGCGCGTGGGGGTGAGCCAGTCGGGATGGTCGAAGATCGAGCGAGGGGCCACACCCATCAATATTGAGCAGCTCGTCAATGCGGCTGACGAGCTTGGAGTGAGCCCAAGCGAGATTCTCTCTCAGGCAGATCGTCTTGCGGGCTGCGCGCGCGAGCGTGGGGTGCGGGTCGATAACCAGCGGCTGACCAAAAAGGAGATGCTAGCCGCTGGTGTTTTCGTTTTCAGCGTTGCCGCCCTCGGGACGTTGATCGGTGTGGCCATCTCATCAAATGATGACTCCTGAGAACGCCATGGAAGACTTGATTCGTTTAGTTCTAGCCGGCCTCGTAACCCTTGGTGTTGGGTGGGTTCTATGGCGAGTTAGGCGATCCAGGGAGGAGAAATTGTTACATCGAGAATCTGTGTTTGACCTCTACTCGGCACTCGCTCGGATCGGGGTGATCGATGGCGAAATAGTGCTTTTTGAAATCAACTCCCACTTGGTTGGGGATGACGACGAATGTGAATATGGTGAAGATGAGGTGCGAGAGTCCAGGCGGGTACTCGCTTTGGCATTGACCAAATATATGGCGACAGTTTGTGAGGAAGACATCTCTGTCCCCCAGAAGGTCCAAGCTATGTGTGCCTACGCGGCTATGCCAGTTTTCGAACACGGGTTGGGGTCAACCAACCCGGCAATGGTCACAGACTACATCTGTGCCGAGCTTAGAAGACTCTACCCAGATCTAGCAATGGTCGAGCCTTCGGAAGATGTGCGCCGCGCCGTTCACACCTTGTTGCACCACGACATGGGGTGTTCTCCCCGGTCACATTCACGAAGTGAGAAACGGGCTGGTAGCGGACCGATGTGACCCTCCGCAGGACTCCTGATGGCACCACCTTGGCGAGTCAGTATCAGGCCAGGTTGGACAATGACGAGAGCCTAAGTATCTCGTCGTTGGCCTCGGGCGCGGAGAGCCCAAACAGCTTCCGTACCTCGTCGGCCTTCACCTCGAGCCCCGCGTACCGGATCAGGGGAACGATGGCCTGACTGAACGCGAGCAGGTCTCGCTTGTCCTCCTGTTGGAAGTAGACCTTCGGGTAGACCTTCTGGTCGCCGACGTTGAAGCGGACGTAGGGCTCGACGACAAAGCGGTTGATCGTCTTCGCCAGCTGCTCTGCGTCGCCCTCGCGGATGTCCCGTCGGACCTCGTTGTGCACCGTCGCTTGGGCATGACTGCTGCCGTCGTCCGCGGTCATCGTTTGGCCCAGGACGAGCTTCGAGATCTGACGGTCGACGTAGTCGAGGAGGACTGAGAACAGCCGGTCAGGTGAACTGCCGGCGTCTGCGGCCTTGATGATAGTGACGTTGGCGCCCGTCGGCACGAGCGCGTTGACGCCGGACCCGAGGTTAGCGAGCGCCGCGGTGAGGACTCGACGGTCGTTCTCGGTGGCGTGATGCGGAATCTCGGCGACGGCCAGCGGCACGCCGAAGAGCTTCATCATCGTCACCCATCCGGCGAGGCTCATCCACTTGGCCATGTGGAGAAACATGGCGGGACGGGCGAGGCCCCGCCGGATGGCTTCCCCGGACCGGAGTCGTGGCTCGTGGATCACCCAGCGGTTCTCCTCGAGCTCGAGGCCGTCCAACGATCCATCCCGTAGTCGCCAGGAGCGGTCATCTGGCCGCCAGAGGAACTCACGCTGATCGTGCTCGACGAGCTCGGGCGCGAAGATGCCGTTCTTCTCGGTCCACACAACCTGGGAGATGGCGAACCCCTTCCCGAGGGCGTCGAGGGACAGGGGGACGAGGTCGCTCAGGCGGCCGGATGAGACGAGGGCTTCGACGGCCTTGGTCGCCCTCGCGGACGCCCCGTTCGCATTGACCCCCAGCTCGAGCGATGAGACTGCCGCACGGCGTACGGACATCTGAGAGCCGTACTGGGCATCCCTCTCCTCGAGCTCCTGGGCAGCGGTCAGGTAGTCGCTGAAGTCGCCGAAGTCGGCGCTCTTCAACACCTTGACCAGGCGCTTGGGCGTGATGCCGCTGAGGACCTGTTCGCCCCTCCAGTCGGGGACGCCCGCCGGCTGACGCACCCGACCGAGTGACGGGGCCTTGCTCTTGCTGAGCCGAAGCACGCGCAAGAGGCCCTGCATCATGGTCGCCACGAACGGACCATAGGGTCGGTCACCGGGAGCCGACCCTGCCAAATGGCTCGCTGCCACCTTCCAAATGGCAGGTACTTCGATGCGGGGTCGACTCTTGGCGTGATAGCGGCGAGATGTGGCCGCACTCAACACCAACCACGGCGCCGGCATGAGTGCTGGGCGTGGGTTCGGAACGCTTCCTGGAGGGCGCCTAGAGGCGTCTCGGGAGCTCCTGAGCATGGTGAAGCTGGCTCGGCGTGGCGAACGGGACTCCGGGCGAGTGATTCGCCTGCAGGCGATGTTGGACGCCGAGGCCGTGGTCAACGTGAGGGCTCAGACCGTGGACGTAATGTGCGCGCTCGAGCCCGAGGCGACCGTGGAAGAGGGGGATGCCCTCGAGGCCGTTCCCGTCTGGGTCGAACTCATCCCCGCGCCGCGGAGCACCGCGGAGGAGGGCCACGTCGAACTCCGGGACTGGCGTCAAGGCTTTCGGATCGACGACATGGCGTCGTTCATCGACTCGTTCAACAACGAGCCAGAGGAACGTCGGGCAAAGGTCCTGGACTGGGAGCACAGGACGGGCCGATGGGGCGCCGACCGCAACCCGGCTGCCGGCTGGATCGAGAAGATCGAGGCCCGGGGCGAGGCGGTGTGGGGCTTTATCAGGTGGACTCCAGAGGGCCGGGACGACGTTCGGCTGCTCCGGTATCGCTACATCAGCCCTGTCGTCGCGGTGCAGTGGCAGCGGGACCTCGACGGGAACATCGACTGGGACTCGCTCCCGGTGGCGACCAAGTTGGTCAACGCCGCGCTGACCAACGACCCCGCCACATACATCCGCGACCTCGCCATGACCGACACAGAGCCCGACGAGGGGGATGTGGCCGAGAACTCGGCGCAGAGGGCGATGGCGATCGCGGCCAGCCGCTCCCCCAGCCCTGGCGTGTCGTCAACCCAAGACAAGGAACAGCAACCCGACATGAAACTCTCTGCTGAATCTCTCAAAGCGCTCGGTTTGACCGCAGACTCCTCTGAGGACGATGTGAATGCCGCCATCGCCCTTACCGCCGGATCTGCCACTTCGAAATCAACCCCTCCGCCTGATGCGGTAGACGCCAGCCTCAACGAGGAGGTTCTGGGCGACGCCATCGACGCTCGGCTGAGTGCCGCGTTCGAGGAGCGCGACAAGAAGATCCGCGACCTCGAACAGGAGCGGGACACGACGGAGAAGACGATCCAGTTGTCCCGGGTGGAGACAGTCCTTGCGTCGGGGCAGGCCCGCCACAAGTTCGTGCCGGCCGAGAAAGACCTCCTGATGAAGATGGGGATGCAGATGGGGCCGGAGGCCCTGTCGGAGATGCTGGAGGCTCGCCCTGGAGTCGAGCACCTCTCCAAACAGATCCCCCACGGCGAGTTCTCGAAACCCGGAGTCGTCGATTTGACGGACAACGAGACTTTCATCTGCGCGCGACTCGGGATCGAGAAGGCGGACTTCGTGGAGACGAAGCTCGAGTTGGCTCGGGACGCAGCTCGATCCTCGGGGCGAGACGACGACGACGACGGAGACGACTCCTAAGCGAGACCGTGTTCCAGCTGGTGACACCACACAACCGGATTGAACAATGAGCGCACTCACCGAAAATCGAACTGACCTGTTGGAGCGAGCCGGCCGCCGCAACCGCGCGTCGCTTGGGGCAGGGGCGACCATCTTCGCGGGGGCGATGGTAGCGATCAACGACGCGGGGTTTCTCGTCCCGGCCACGGCTGACACTACGCTGGCCGTCGTCGCAACATCGAAGGGCCGTGCCGACAACAGCGGAGGCGCGGACGGAGACGTCTATTGCGAGATCGCTCGTGGCGTCTTCAACATGAAGAACAGCGAGGGCGGTGACGCAATCGCGCTCGCGCAGATTGGGCAGCCTGTCTTCGTTGTGGACGATCAAACCGTGGCCAAAACGGACGGCGCCGGCACTCGGCCCGCCGCTGGCGTTCTCGCCTGGTTCGACTCCGACGGGCCATGGGTCCGATTCGAATAGGCCGAAACCTCTCTCCAGAACCGAAATCGAACTCCACAGGACGTCATCACCATGCTCGTAACTCAAGGCACGATCGCCAATCTCCACGTCGGGTTCTCGACGGTGTTCAAAGGCTCGCTGAAGTCCGCGTCCAATGATTGGCGGGAGGTGGCCCGGCGAGTGCCGTCCTCGACTCGCCGGAACGAGTACGCGTGGCTCCGGAATATCCCCCGGATCCGCCGCACATTGGGCGACAAGATCTTCGAGAGTCTCATCCGCAAGGCGTACACCATCGAGAACTACAAGTTCCACAGTGGTGTCGAGGTGGATGTGGACGACATCGAGGACGACAACATCGGCTCGTACAACCTGGCGTTCGAGATGCACGCCAAGGAGGCGTCTCACTGGCTGGACCAGGCCGTGTACACGCTCCTCCCCCGGGGACTCACCTCAGCGGGGCTTTGCTACGATGACGAGCCGTTCTTCTCGCAGGCCCACTCCAAGCTGAAGTCGGGGGAAACCTACAGCAACCTCGCCCCCGGGGCCGAGGCGCCCTGGTACCTCCTGGAAACCCAGGGAGGGGTTCAGCCCTTCATCCTCCAAGAGCGCAAGCCACTGAGGCTGTCGATCCAGAACCAGCCCACGGACAACAAGGTGTTCGAGGATGACGAGGTTCGTTGGCTCATCAAGGGGCGCTACGGGTTCGGATACACCTTCCCGCAGTTCGCCTACGCGTCTCAGTTGGCGCTGAACGAGGAGAACCTCGAGTCGGCGTTCGTTGCGATGATGCAGCAGACCGGGGACGACGGGCGGAAGCTCAACATCAAGCCTCGTCTCCTCGTCGTTGGACCGAGCAACTACTTCGCCGCGGAGCGCCTCATCAAGGCCCTCCAGGTGGAGGGGGGCGGGACCAACATCCATGCCGGCAGCTTGAAGGTCGTCTCCTCGCAGTTTGTCGAGGAAGTGGCGATCCAGCTCGACTGACGCCCTCGGAGGACTTCGATATGTCCCTGCTGTCCATGCACTGGAAAAAGGCCGCCTCGGAGGTGGCGAAGTCCGCCGACTTCGCCACCCTCGTCGAGCACGAACTCGAGGTCCTCGCGGGGTCCCGGTCCAAGGCGCGAACGAAGGTTCTGGCGGCCATCACCAAGCGCGGCAGCGAACTCATCAATGCGGGGCTCAGCCCAGGTGCCCGAGAAGAGGCGGTTAACCGCCTCTCCAGTGAGAATGGCTCGGGTCTGCGAAGTCTCCTTGCTGCCGCGGCGCCCAGCCCCACACCCGAGGCGCCAGCAGAAGCTGACGCCTCCGCGCCAGGGGGAGACGCCCGCCCGATCTTCGGCCCGGCCAAGCCCTCCACCTCGAAGCCGCGTCCCCGCCGGGTCGTGGGCCGACTCGTTCGAGTTCGGGGCCCCGACGGCTCCTTCGCGGTCACGGGCATCGCCGAGCTTCGGCGGCGCCACGGGAAGGACGACTGATCCGTGGCCTACATCGACCAGAGCTACCTCGTCCAGGTGGTCTCCGCGGTTCACCTGCGGACGATCGTGTCGAACCGACAGGGCGACACCTCTCCGGTCGACCTCGAGGCCGAGGACACAAAGGCGGACATCGGTCGGGCGATCCTCGTCGCGGAGGGTGAGGCCAACTCGATCCTCGGCCGGCGGTTCTCGCAGGCTGAGCTGGAGGCATTGGAGGCCTCTGAGTCTGAGGTTCTCAGACATGCGGTTGCTCGTCTGGCTGTCTACGCGTTGGCGCCGACATCGATGGCTCGGAGCGACGAACTCCGTGCCGACGCAGACCGGGCGCGCTCGCTGCTCAAGCGCATCGCGGCCCGAGAGGCGTCCGCGGGGCCTGGGGACAGCGACCCGCCGCCAGAACACTCGACGCTGATCAATACGGTCGGCCACCAGGGACTCGACGGCATGGGGAGGTTCTGATGCCGGTCGACATCAAGACCTCCGGAGTACACAGGATCATCTCGGTGCTCCGGCGCCTGTCCCGGGCGAACGATGCACGGCTCCACCGCAAGGTCGGGCGCCTGGTCGCCAAGCAGCACAGGAGCCGTTTTGAGACGAAGCGGTCCCCTGCGGGCGTTCGGTGGAAGGCGTGGTCGCCCGAGTACAAGAAGACCAGGTCTTCCGGGAAGAGCCTGCTCAACGACTCCGGCGCGCTGAAGGAGTCCATCCAGCAGCGCATGGCCAGCCAGGTCCTCCAGGTCGGCTCCGAGGTCGAGTACGCGCTGCCCGTCAACGCGGCCCGGCCGTTCATCGGCATGTCCTCGCAGGACGAAAACGAGGTGATGGACACGATCGCTAGTCACGTCCAAGGCCTCCTGAGCGGGGGCCCCGGTGGCCGTTGATATCAAAGACAACCTGGAGAGCCCGCTCAGGCGCCTCCACGAGGCCATCGACAGTCACCTGCGCGCCACCTTCGGGGATATCGCCGTCCGGTCTCACTCGGGGCAGATCGACGCAGACACGATCCGTCGCTACTCCCAGGGGGCCGTCGCACTGTGGCCTGTGATCGCGTCCGCGCGGGGGTCCAGCGAAAGCACCCCGTCGGAGCTCAAAGTCAAAGTCCGGTGGGGAATCTTCATCGTCGCGTCGGCGATGCATGTGCCGATGGAGGGGTCTGAGAGCAAAATGCAGCCTGTCTCGGCCGTCAATGTGGCCGAGTCGTTGGCCAACTGGGTCGCCCAGATCGCGTTCAACTCGCGGTGGGGACTCCAAAACAGCGAGTGCACCTACACCAACGCCGACGACCTCGAAATTCTGAACCCTGGGGTCGGACTCAAGAGGACAAAGGACTTCCTCGAGGGAGAAGACCTCGGCTTCTTCATCGTCTGGGGCACGAACACGCTCACGCTGGGCAAGCGGCTGCTGCCCGGCAACGAGCAGCTCCCCCTGCTCGAGTTCATGGTCGGGCAGATCCAAGACGACGGGCCAGGCGAAGAACTCGCCGACATCCCAATCAAGGACAAACTCGGCGACGCCTTTTCAGCATTTGCTCGGGCTGCGGTTGGGGTCTGGTCCCGTTTCAGGCGATGGGTGTTTGGACCCGACAGGGCGGAGGCTATGGCCGCCCTGGTCAACCAGGAGATGTTCGGTGCCCTCCAGTAAGACCACAGAAGAGTTTGTGCGCCCGGCAAGTGATGCCGGGGGGAACCCCAAGATTGTCCCTCGTCGACCAGGCGCAGTGGTGTCGAGGGTCGGCGGCAAGTGGCCCTCTGCGGCCATCAAGGCGTCTGGTGAGCGTGTCCGGGTGACTCGCTACATCGCCGGGCTTCTGCGACGCGGCGACCTCCTGCGGGGCTCGGCCCCAAGCAGTCCCGGGGCCAATGTGGAACCGAAACCCAAGAAGACAAAGAAGAAGGAGGACTGACCGATGCCCTATTCGCCACCATTCGCTGTCCCGCAGGTACCCGGTATCTACCTGCGATTCAACAACACCTTCGCTCTCGGCGACCCCGATGTCCCTCACCGCGCCATCGTGATGGGGACAAGGCTCCCGTCGGGCTCGGTCGACCAGAACGTCCCCAAGCGTGTGCGCTCCCATGACGAGGCCAGGGCATTTTGGGGCGACGGGTCGATGGTCGCGGGGATGGCGATGGCCTTCCTCGACAACTCCGACGTCGAGATTTGGGGGGTAGGGGTCGACGAGGACGCCGGCGGTGCGGCTGCGACCGGGTCGGTGACCTTCACGGGCTCCGTCACGGCTTCCGGGACGCTGCACCTGCTCGTCGCTGGGGTCCTCGTCCGGGTCCCCGTGCTCAAGGACGACGCGCCCGCCGACGTCGTCGACAAGACGCTCGAGCGGCTCACCGAGACTCAGTCTCTGCCGATGACCTTGGCCGACGACGGGGACTCCGTCGACTTCACCTGCCGATGGAAGGGCCTGTCAGGCAACGCTATCGACCTGCGTCTCGACCCCGACGTCACCGTCCCCGCGGGGCTCTCGGTGGTCTTCACTGCGATGAACGGCGGGGCAAGTGACCCGGACGTCGAGGCCTCTCTCGCCGCACTCGGGGACGACGTCAAATACGACACCGTCGCCATCGGCTACGTGGACGCAACCAACCTCGATCATCTGGACGCCTGGCTCGAGACCCGGTGGGGGGAGCTCGTCCAGCTCGAGGGCCTCGCGGTCGCCGCCCACACCGGGTCGTTCTCGGACCTCACCAGCCTCGCCGCGGGACTGAACTCGAAGTTCCTGGTCGTCGAGGGGCCGGGCCCGAGTCCGACGCCGCCGTGGCTGTGGGCGAGCGCGGTCGCCTCCGCCGACGCTGCGCAGACCATGCGCCAGCCCAACGCGCCCAGGCTGGGCATGGTCCTCGACCGGTCCATCCGCCCGCCGGCTCAACAGGACCGCTTCTCCCACGAACAGCGAAACACGCTGCTGGCCAACGGCATCTCGACCGCGAAGGGGACGGTCAACGGGACCGTCGCCCTCGAGCGGGTCGTTACCACCTACACCACCAACGGCGACGGATTCCCCGACTCGAGCTACTCCGATGTCGGCTTGATGCGGACGCTTCATCGTCTCCGCTACCTCCTCCAGGTGTTTCGGTACCGGTACAAGGACTGGCTCATCTCCGACGACGAGTCCATGGCCGGGGAGCCCAAGGTGATGACCCCCATCAGGATGAAGAACTTCTTGAATGCGGAGTATCTCCGTTGGAAGCGGCTACGTCTGGTCCATAACACCGAGTTTTTCCAACACCATCTCCAAGTCGGAGTGGCCGAGAACAAACAAGACATGGTCGTGTTTATCCCCGTGGACGTGATCCGCGGGCTCAACGTCATCGCCGGAGAACTGGCGTTCGTTTGACCGGGAGCTGAATCATGAGCACAGCAGCACGCGTAATTGTGTACGTCAACGGTGACACTGTTGACGCAAAAGAGGGGTCGGTGGAGGTCGAGTTGGGGGGGCTGGAGGGCGAAGCTGAAATGTCCACCAATGGGTACGTCGGCACGAGCTACAAGCCGGTCGCAAGTTCGGTGGAACTCGAGATCATCGTCACCGCCGCCACCGACCAAACCCTTTGGGATACGGCTGCGACGTATAACGTCGTCGTTGAATATCCTGACATTCAGACATCAAACGTCTTCAGCGGAATGAAGCAGCAGCTGTCCTACAAGGTCAGCAGCGGCGGTGCGAAGCTCAAGTTCTGCGGGCCAAAGGGCCAGAACGTGGCCGGGTAATGGACGTCGACTACGCGCAGATCGCCTACGAGAGTTGGGCGGGGGGCATCGCGGATGACGACGAGCCCCTCGAAGCCTGGGACGCCATCAAGGAGGAGAGCACCCGTCCGTGGGTGGCTGTCGGGCTGCTCTACGAGGAGCTCTGCAGCAGCGACCCCGACAAGGGGCCCGAGAGCTACCCGTTTGAGCTCGCCTACCCGGTCCTCGGTCCAGTCCTCAATGACGGGACGCTGGCGTCGTCCCGGGGGCTCCCCACCCCGGCCTCGAGCTTCACGATCCGGCGGCCGCTCGCCGCGGACGCGTTCGCCCTGGAGCAGTACGACGAGGAAGAGCGCGAGTTCCGGCTCGTGGCGGCCTGCATGACGAAGACCGAGACGCGGTCGAGGTTCAACTTCCAGCTGTTCGGCAAGTTCGACTTCGAGGACGTCCTCGAAATTCGTCGCCACGTGCTCTGCGGATGGGAGTCCCTCGAAGGGGCCCTTTATGGCGCCTGGCGGGAGTCGGCGCTCCTGGTCGAGGCGCTGATCCTCGTCCAGGACCTCCACCCGGAAGATGCGGAGTGCTTCCTCCGGATGGAGACGATGGGGCCCGAACCCCGAGACGAGGTTGTCTCGGCGCTGCGGTCCCGGTCGGAGCTGGGTGATGTCGGCGAGGAACGCTGGGAAGGGAAGATCGCCTGGCCGGGAGCGGCGGACATCCCAGACTGGGAGACCCTCCGCCTTCAGGGCTCCCCCCTGCGTTGGATCTGGCACAGCGTCGCCCTTTCGCTGGCCACGTCCGGCGAGGTCGACAGCATTCAGCTCTTCTCCCCAGGGGTTACTCGTAGGCTGACCCCCCTCGCCAGGCTTCGGGTGAAGGACGTCGTGGCGCTCCGTCGCGGCGATTCGGAGGAGGAGAAGATGATCAACCTCGCCGCCACATTGTGCGGTGTCGAAGTCGCTGACCTCCATCGACTCGTGCTCGACGACTACGAGCGCCTGGTCCGGACGGCCCAGGAGTGGCTGGGAAAACGCCAGAGGGAGAAGACCAGGTCGAGGACGCCGCTGCGTGGATCAAAGGGATCGACGAAGCCATCGGCGTCGTCGGCGGGTGCTTCGGTATCGAGTTCGCCCTCTCCCTGACCACACAAGAACTCGTCGATCACTGGCGGCCCTTGGTCGAGAACAACCAAGAGCGCCAGTACGAACGCCAAGCGCTCCACATCGTGAAGCGCCTGGTCGAGACCGTGTTTTGAGCCCCTGACCGATGGGTTTCCTACGAACAGCTGAGCTGAGGGTGAACTTTGGCTCCCACGGGAGCCAGGCGCTTCAGCGGGATCTGAAGTCCCTCCGCGGCGAACTCGTGAGCACCCAGCGGACGGCCAGCCGTCAGCAGCGGGCCGGTCGCGCCATGCGGGTGAGCTACGGCGCCGAGCAGGCCGCCCAGCAGATCCGGACCGTCTCCCGCTACGCGCAGCAGGGCCTCCAGGCTACCGCCGGGATCGCGGCGGACTTCGAAGACCAGATGGGCCGCGTCGGTGCCCTGACCACCTCGCGGATGGGATTCGGCGAGGGCGCCCTGGCGATGGAGCAGCTCAGCTCCAAGGCGAGGGACCTGGGGTCGACAACCCGGTACACGGCGATCGAGGCGGCCGAGGGGATGGAGTTGCTGGCGATGGCCGGGCTCAGCGTCGACAAGTCGCTGAAGACGATCCCGTCGGTCCTCAGCTTGGCGACGATCGGGCACGCCAAAGTGGCCCGCGCCGCCGACGTCTCGACGAACATCATGTCGGCGTTCGGTATCGAGACGGGGAAGGCGAACGAGGTCATCGACAAGATGGCTGCCGCCCTGACCGGCGGAAACGTCAACCTCGAAGACCTGTCGTTGACGATGTCCTACGCCGCTCCGGCAGCGAAGACCCTTGGCCAAGAACTCGAGTCGATGCTGGGCTGGGCCGACGTCCTGGGCGACGCAGGGATCAAGAGCGGCAAGGCCGGGCGAGGCGTCAAGAGCATCCTGGGGAAGCTGGCGGTGCAAGATGACGGGGCGGCGGCCATTCTAAAGGGGTACTCCGTCGAAACGGTCGACGAGGAGGGGGACCTTCGTGACGCCACCGACATCATGGCCGAACTCGGCTTGGGCATGGCCAAGTCGGGTAAGGGAAATGCCGAGATCTACGGCGAGATTGTCGATGTCTTCGGGAAGCAGTTCGGGACAACCGCCTCCGTACTGTTGGCGTCGGGGGCAAAGGGGATTGCGGCGAAGGACGACGACTTGAGCTCGCTGAAGGCGCTGCTCGACGACCAGGGCATCACCGACGAGGCGCGGGCGGCTGTCTGGGAGGAGTCTCTCCAGTCCCGAATCGACAAGGTCAAGGACTCCGAGGGGCTCGCCGACAAGATGTCGATGAACATCGAGGACACGACCAAGGGGGACTGGCGAGCGTTCAACTCGGCTCTCCAGGAGGTTGGGATCACCCTTGGCGAGGAGGTCCTCCCGATGATGGTCAGCCTGATGCGTGACTTCAAGCCTCTGGTCATCGACGTCGCGTCGTGGGGCAAGAAGCACCCCGGGCTGATCAAGGGCCTGGCGGCGACGGCCATGGGCTTCGTCGGGCTGAGCGCCGTGCTGGTCCCGATCCTCAGCCTGGTCTCCGCCGGCGCCGGGCTTCGCGGACTTGGCGGGCGGATGGGGATGGGCGCTGCCGGTGGCAAGATGCTCGAGCTCGGGGGAGGGGTCAGCGTGGTCGGACTGGCATCGGGCGGCGGGGGCGGCGGGGGCAGCGGGGCTGCCGGGGCGTCACGAAGGGGCCAGGGCGGCAGGGCTGGTCGCGGGGGCGCCAATCCGTACGAGCAGCTGATGTCCTCCGGCGTCCACCCGTGGACACGAGAGCGAACCCGTCGGCAGGCGTCCATCAGGGGCGAGAAGAACGCGTGGGACGCCAGGCAGGCCTCGTTTGCCCACGACAGCGACTTCGGGATGAGGGACGGTCGGTACGGCTACCACTCCGCGGACGGTCAGAGCGGCGTGTGGGCGTCTCCAGAAGCCCGGTCGCGGCAGCGCCATCGGGAGAAGAATGCTCGCCGCCAACGCTGGGGCCGAAATGCCTACCGACGGTCGCCCCAGTACCAGGCCCTCCAACAGCGCCAGACCGTCCAGCGCCGCGCCGACAAAAAGGCCAGGCGCGTGGACAAGCGAGGCCAGCGTCGCCAAGGGCGGGCCAACCGGCGAGCAGCCGGGCGAGGCGGCGGCGCCATGGGCAAGCTCGCCGCCGCCGGCATGGGCTTCGCTATCGGCGAGGCCCTGGGCACCGCGATCAACTCCGGGATGAACCAGGCCCTGGGCTACACAGCCTCGGACTGGCTCGAGGGCTGGATTTCGAAGGCCGACACCAATCACGGCGGGAAGCTCCAGAGCATGCTCAAGGACTTCTACGGGGTGGAGTCTGACCCCGAGGCCGAGGCCATGGTCTCCACCAACAAGCGGGGAGGGGCCGAGTTCCTCGGCGTTCTCAACGGGCCTACCAAGGAAGCCGAGGCCCGAAAAGCGGAGCTCAAGGCTGAGCGCGCGCTCGCCACGAAGCTTGGCGTCACCTACGAGGTCGTCAGGCGAGCTCGGGAGGCCGGCATCGGCACCACCGCCCTCAAAAACAAGAACTTCCTCAAGACCTTCGTCGCCGGTACCCAGGCCGAGGACCGCCACGTAGCCGAGGCCGCGGTGGCGAAGAAACGCATGAAGCTGCTCGCTAC